CGCGAAGTTGCTCTGTATGTGCCCCGCAAGTTCAGTAAAACCACCTCATGCGCAGCGCTGGCTGTCGACGATTTACTCTATGGCGATGCCAACGCCGAGAGCTACACCTGCGCCAACAGCAACGACCAGGCAAAAAAATGCTTCGATGTGATACGTGGGTGCGTGCGGAAGTTGGATCCAGTGGAGCGCCGCTACACGGTCAATGAACAGACCATTAAAAGCAAGCGCCCCGACCGCACCGCATTCGCCCAGTGTCTCACAGCCAATGCCCGGACAAAGGATGGTTTGAACGCCAGCACGGTTATTATGGACGAGTTCAGCCAGGCGCGCGACAACAGCCTGCTCACTGTGCTCACAACCTCCATGGGCGTGCTCGAAAATCAACTGACAGTGATTATCACAACGGCCAGCGACGTTTTCGACGGACCGTTCTACGAAATGCTGCAGGGCTATAAGTCGGTTTTGCTTGGCGAGTTTGAGGACGACAGCCTGTTCGCCCACATTTTTGAGCCGGATCTGGACGACCCGGAGGATTCTGAAGATACATGGCGAAAGGTGCAGCCGCATATGGATGTTACTGTCAGTATGAAATATTACCGGCAGGAATATAAAAACGCCATCCGAAACGGAGCCGACGCCATGCTGGCATTCCGCACAAAGTTGCTGAACATATATGCCGAGAACGAGCAACGCAGCTGGATAAGTAGCACACTGGCAAGAAGTATAGCCAGGCCTATGCCACTGGATGCCATTGCCGGCCGCCCCGACGCCATGGTGGCCATTGACCTCTCGGAAAGCGACGACTTCAGCGCAATCACAATGGGAATGTACGATATCGCACGCAAGAATTTCCATTTCCATACGGCATACTTTTTCCCGGAAGGCGCTCTGGCGGGTCACCCAAATGAAAGAATGTACCGCATATGGGCGGAAAAGGGCTATCTGAAACTTACCCCTGGCGATGTTATCGATTATCGCGTAATCGTGAGTTATGTGCTGTATCTGAATAAATTGGTGCGCATTCTGGGCATCGGCTACGACCCGTGGAAAAGTCAAGAGGTTATTAACATGCTGGCGGCTTCGGGTGCCGGCAACGTGCTGTCGGGAGTAAAACAGACATATGGCAATTTCACCGCTCCGGTGGAAAGCTTCGAGCACGGAGTCAAGACCGGTCACATATTCATCAACGACAATCCGATAAACTACTACTGTTTCGGCAACGCAATACTGGACACTGACAAGCTGGAGAACTGTAAACCAGTCAAGCGGAAGCAGACGCAGAAAATCGACGGCGTTATAACCAAGCTGATGGCCATGCGTCTGTTCATCGATTTTTCGAGGTGAAGGCAGGTGAATTTTTTTTGAAAAAAGAAGCTGAAATATTTGCATAATCAACAATTGTTGACTATCTTTGTAGTGTTCAAAGGAACAAGAGATAATTAACATATTGTTTAACCGAAAGATTTTCAAAATGGACGATGAGAAATTCAAATTGAGAATTATCGAGGTAGTAAGGTTGCTGCTCAACTTCCGCCGAATGACTGATAAGAGCGACAAACGAATCCTCCGCGACACCATCAGGGCGATAGTCAAAGAACTGACAAGAGTCTAAAGCCATGACACCTAAAATCAAAGAACCCTCCCTCGAAAGAGGGAGAGGTTCTTATTAAAAAACATTGCTACTATATGGCAGACGAAGAATTGATTAAAGAGATTATGGAGCGGGCCGAGTCGGAAGAAGGGCAGAGGCTCGCCGATGAAGCAGTGGTACGCCATCGTGGATTGGGCGCCGATAAGCGGGTGTTAGACCTCAGGGAGCAGGATATTATGAAAGTCCTGAAAGTGTCCTATATCGCCGAGCGTTTCTTTGGGCGCTCCCGCTCATGGCTGTGCCATAAGCTTAACCACGACATAAAGAACGGCAAGCCCGACTGCTTCACCGCCGACGAGCGCCGGAAGTTAAAAGATGCCCTCGATACCATAGCATACGAAATTCAAATATTGTCGGATAATCTGTAGTTCATTTCTCATCGTCCATCTACAGAGTCCGACTCCCGGCGGGGCTGTGTCGTAAAACATCAATTACGACACAGCCCCGTTTTTTTTTATGTCTGTTCCAGTCCGCGAGGATAGGGTGCTATTTTGGTTAAAGATAGTTAATGTCGATGCGGCAAAGGAAGACATCGTAAAACAAGGGAAAGGGCGCGGAACAAAGGAATAAAAAGGAAGGTAACGCGCTGTAGGTCAAATTTTTAATCGCTTGAAAATTGGGCTATCTTTGCGCATTGACAATAACGTGCAATGGGCTTCTGGCAGCATATAGTAAACTATTTCAAGCGCGAAACTAAAAGTGGCGCACCCTCCTATGTTCCACGCATCGGGGCTACGTCGCTCTTGATATACGGCGACTCTGCCGCCATGTGCGTGGCTACTGTTTTCCGCTGTGTCAAGCTGCTCAGCGAGAGTGTGGCCAACCTTCCGCTGCAATATCTCAAGCGCAAGGATGGCATTTTTACGGAAGTCGACAACGCACGTCTCGACTATCTGCTGAACGTCCAGCCGGACTATGCAGTAAACGCTTTCGACTTCTGGCGGCAGGTGGTGCAGGAACTGCTGCTGGACGGCAACGCCTACATAGTGCCTGTCTATAATCCGACGAGCATGGAACTGGACCGGCTGGTTCTGTGCGGGCGCGGCACTGTGGCGCACGACACCATCAACGACAGCTACGACATAAGCGACATTGATAATGGAATCAGTGGGCGTTATGAGGAGTATGAAATTATCCATATAAAGGGGCTGACACTGCGCAACAGCAAAAAGGGCGTCAGTGTGCTTTCCTATGCCAGGCAGGCGATGAGTACCGCCGCGGCCGGCGACCGTGAAACACAGAACCGTTTTGCCAATGGTGGCAATGTGCGCGGCTTCGTATCCAACGACAACAGTGTGCGTGGCTTCGGCGAATATCAGGACAAACAGCTGGCTGAAACCGCCGAGAGTCTGGACAGCCGTTTCCAAGGTGGCGAAAGGATTGTGAGCCTTCCGGGGCAGGTGGATTTCAAGCAGATTTCGCTGAGTTCCACCGACATGCAGTTTCTGGAAAGCCGCAAATTCACCGTAATTGAAATCTGCCGCTTTTTCAGCGTGCCGCCCACGTTTGTATATGCCGACACCAGCAATAACTACAAGACCGTAGAGCAGGCCGATGTGGATTTTCTGAGTCATACACTTAATTCTCTGCTGCGCAACATAGAGATAGAGCTGCGCCGTAAGCTTATAGCTCCGTCGCTATGCCGCAGATATAAATTCAAATTCGATCGCCGCGAATTATTCGCATGCGACCTCAATGGCATGATGAATTACGGCGCCCGGCTTTTGCAGATAGGCACCACCGTTAACGAGGTGCGCAGATTGAACAATCTGGCGCCGGTCGGCGGCGGCGACACAGTAATGGTGTCGGCCAACCTGCGGGGCATTAACGAAATCGGCGTCCGGCCTCAGCAGCAGGAAGCAGCCGAAAACAAAGATAACGACGATGACCACCAAAAGGAATAAAGACACCGAGGTAAGGCGCACACTGCGTATCGACTGCGCGGAACTGCGCGTGCGCGAGGCTGGTGAGGGCGAACCTTCCGGTCGTACGATAACCGGCTACGCAATCCTGTACAACACCCCGTCGGCGCCGTTGTGGAGCGACGAGGACAGCGAGGCGCGCGAAGTCATAGCTCCGGAAGCCATAACCAAGGAACTGCTCGACGGCTGCGACATCAAATTTACCATGTACCACGACCGGCAACTGATTTTAGGCCGCAGCAACAAGGGCATCGGCACGCTGGAGTATTTCGTCGACGAGAAAGGCGTAGGTTTTAATCTGAAACTTCCTAAATCGCCTAACGGCGACGAGGCTCTGGAACTGGTTAGCCGTGGTGATATTTCCGGCTGTAGCTTCGCGTTCACTACCCGATATTGGGACAGTGATTTTGTTGAACGCACGGTAAAGATGGTGAACGGCATCGCTCAGATAACTTATACTGTGAAGGCAGTAACCGGCGTGTATGATTTCACGCTGGCGGCCGACCCGGCCTATCCCGACACATCGGTAGAGGCGCGCGAGTTCACCGCCGGACTGCGTGATGAGGAGATTGCCATCCACGAAAAAAATATACCCGACAGAGAAAAAATGCGTAAGCAGATGCGTGAAATGCGCCGCGCTGCCGCGCAGAAGCTAATATAATATTTTAACATCCAAAGAGTTTCAGTAATGAAAGGAAAGAAAAAAGAAAAGCTGAACGTGCGGGAGCTGGTCAACAAGTACCAGGTCAACTGCGACCGTATCGGCGAAATTGCCGAAACCTGCGAAAAAGAGCAGCGCGAACGTACCGAGGCCGAGGACACAGAGTTCAAGGTGCTCACACGCGAAAACCAGCTGCTGCAAATGAAAATGCAGGTAGCCGCCGCAGAACATCTGCGCGAGAACCCCAACGCCGCCGCCGACGCGTCGCGCATTATCCGCGAGAATATGCAGGCCGGGCGACAGACACAAATTTTGCTGGTGCGCGACCTTATGATGGTAGCGGACACAGCCGACAGCGCGGTGGTGCCCCTCAAAGTGCAGGACATTTTGACACCGCTCACCGAGGGCCTCATACTTGATAAGGTTGGTTTGCCTATGCCTACAGGTCTGGCCGGTGACTACGTTTGGCCTACCTACGAAGCAGTAGAGGCCACAATAGCCGGCGAGGGTGTCGCCCTTACCGATACAAA